TGAACGGTATCACCATTCAGGATTGCAGTAGCGTAAGCTGCTGCCACGGGGATTTGACGGATCGCTCCGGCGTAAGGCAAACCATCAAGTCGATTGAGTGGTTTAAAGCCGTACGTCTTGTCAATGGTAGGATATGCCATCTGAAGACTCCAAAAAGATTAAATACCTTTACCGAAAGTGACCTTAGAGCTACGTTCTTTGAACATAGGCATCCGGGGATCATTCTCGCGCATGAAGGTGTTATCCACTGATTGCATTTGCGCCTCTGCCTGTTGGCGGTAATACGCATCACGCTGCTCAGTAAACTCCACCGGGGTTTTGCAAAGCAACAAACCGCCGACTTCCACACTGTCTTGGAATTGACCGTTGGTCGTTCCAAAAAGGCGAATCTCGGGATGGTCAGAAGCCTTAACGGGTTCCCAGCCTTCACGTAACTTGGCGGAAAGATTAGTGGCGTCAGCCTTGTTCAAAGTACTGATCCTGATCCAGCGATATGCATACCCGGGTTCCGGAATCGGATCGGGTAGAAGTTGTGGAGGCATCCATTTTTTTGGACGTTCCGCAATTTCGCGGGTCTCAAGCTCACGGCTCAAACGATTAGACTTTTCCATTTTCATTTCCTCATTTCTTCAGCAACCTTACGAGCGTAAAGTTCCAATGGAACTCCCAACCGCTTGGCGATATTTACCTGTGTCTGCGTAAGCACGATCTTTCGAGGCGCTGTGCTACGGGTTGCAGGTGCAACAATGTTGGATTTAGTGCGTTGAGATTTAGCATCAACGGACCCTCCGGCTCCAAACTCGTCCGGGAATCTGTCCTTTACGTCAGCGTTGATACGTCGATAGTATTCTTCGCTTCCGGCAGGTATACCCTCTTCAAGCAAATCCTCGTGTAGTCCCAGAGCATAAGAGGTCATGCGTCTGTTCTTACCAAACCATTGATTTTCATCCTGCCAAGCAAGCAGTTTGTCATCAACGGGCGCAGGTTGTGCCTGTTGTGGTGTGATTTGTACAGGAGTTTCCCGTACCTGTAAAGGGGTAGGCCGAAAACTGTTAACTTTATCTGCCCTTATCTTAGCATTAGTTAATGCTTCCTGCGCTTCCAACAGCTTATCTGAGTCACCAGACTCGTATGCTTCCTTATACATACGCTTGGCATCGTCGATTTCACTGCCAACTACCCGCTTTGCCTGCTCTAAAAGGGCAGCTTGGTTCTGGTTTACAGAGCCTTTTAGCTGGTTGTTTTCAGCCAAAATGGCTTGAGCAAGGCGAAGCGCCTCGTCTTTTTCACGTTGAGCTGTCTCTTTTGCGCGACGTTCTTCGTGATAACCCTTAGAAAAGTGCTTAATCCGTTTCTGGACGCTTTCGTCGTATTTAGACAACTCATCGTCAGTAACTTCCTTGGGAGGCTCCGCCATTGGCTTGCGGCCACGGTCTTCGGGCGGCGTATCGTCCACCACCTCAATGTCTGGTTTATCCTCTGCTTCAGGCTCAACGACCTTACCGCCCTTGCGGGGGTTATCAAGTTCCTCGTCAGGGAAACTAAATTCTGTTTTTTCAATTTCAGCCATGATGACTCCTTAAGGACGTTGAATGCCACGAGGGTCCTGCACAACTGCTTGTACAGAGTCATCGTTGATAAGACGCCACTCAGTACCGTGGATTTTCATCCGCGTACCAGTGTTGGGTCTAACCAACACAAAGTCGCCAACGTTACACGAAGCGCCGGATGGGAACCGCGCTGGGTCTTTAAACGCATCAGGGCCAATCTTGGCTACAAACAATACGGGGGAGAGAAGCTCCTCGTACTGCATGGTCTGGCTTGCCTTAAGCAAACCTCCTTCGTATTCCTCTTGCGCTTCTGGGAGCATACACAGAAGGTGATAGGTTACAGGATCGGGCACTTGCTTTGCTTTCTCTTCAGTGGTGGTGTTGAGCACACTGGAAAGATCAATCGCACTTACGTCGAATTCAGTCATCATCTAAGTCCTTTATTTTTCGCACGAGGTCACCAATTTCCATCTGAGCAAGTTGGAGACCCCGGATAGTCCCGCTCAGTTCTTTGTAGTGATCGTAGGATTTCGCTCCACCATCACACAAAACCGATCTGAAGCTCTCAATTTGAGCTTCAAGTTTCTTGTTTAATGCTTCAAATAATTTCGGGTCCATCATTCACCTCTCGGTTTGGTCTGGGCTGCTTGTGCGGCTTGGGCCATCTGAAGCATCTTCGCCCGCGCTTGCAGTTGCTGGTTCTGGTCGGCGTGGCTAACTTTCTGCCCGTGAGCCTGCTGCGCCATCCCAACTTTTTGTGCGTGGGCTTGCTCTGCTTGTGCAACCTGCTGGTCGTGCAACTGTTGTGCTTGCTGCACCTCCATCTGATGACGCTGCTGTTGCTGCATCAACTCCTGCTGGTGACGTTGGGCAACCATCGCTGGGTCTTCACCCTGACGCTGCGACAACTCCTGCGCTTTCAACTGAAGCTCTTGCTGCTTCAACTGCAACTCGCCTTGAACCTTCTGTTGTTTAGTCTGAGCTTCCTGCTGCTTAATCTGCAACTCGGCTTGCTGCATCTGAATGAGCGGGTCTTGTGCTTGCTGCATGGCTTGCTGCTGTGCAACTTTGGCCTTGTCCAAATTAAGTAACTGCGTAGCAGCTTGCGCTACCAACTTAGACAACTGGGCTTCAGTCTTCTCATCCAACTCAGCATCAGGTGCTGGCAGTGTTGCACCAAGCTGTTCCTGAATTTTAGTGCGGTACTGGAACGCAACGTGTTCAGCAACGTGGGCCATGATGGCCGCTTGCATCTGCTGGGCCATCGGGTTCTGCCCAATCTGACTCATAACAACCGGGTCTTGCATCATCGACACATGCACGGCAATGTGAGCATCGTGATCTTGGAAGATGAACGCCTTAGTGGGTTTGGCCGTCAAGAAACTCATGTTCTCGCTGACCGGATCACGCGGCTTCAGGTCATCATCAATCGGCACTAACTTGTCGGCGTTCTTAACGCCCAACACCTCAATCATCTGGCGGTGCAACTGTGGCAAGTTATAAATCTGCGGAGCGCCCTGCGACAACTGAATCACAGCTTGGTACTGCATGATCCGTTGCGCCATCGTCGCGCTGTTGGGATCACTGACCGGAATAACTTCAACGATGTCGTAGTCTTCTTTTTTGGCCTTGCGGTCTCCAGACGATGGCTCAAAACTATATTCTTGCGGGGCATGGTCACGGATGATGTCGCGTAGTAACTTAAACTCCTGCTTCATCGAATAGTGAACCCGCGCCTGCACAGCAGACATTGTTTTCAACTGACGCTCAAGCAGTGCAAGCGTCGTTCCTACAGGCGCGTTTGCGCCCATGTCGCTGATGTTCATATCTGCAACAGAACCCAGACGACGACCCTCTTCGGTAATCTTTTCTAACAACCCCGCCAAAACTTGACTTGGTTCTTTGTACGGCAGGGGCATGATGTTGTCACGCACCGCACCACTCGGCACATCCACATCTCTCCACTCGCCGGGAGTGATCGGAGTGTCATCTCCCTTGATCCGCAGGCCACGGGCCTTCAAGCCACCGGGCAAGTTAGACAGCGTACCAGCATCAATCAACTGACGAATCAGTGAAGTGCCAGCACGGGCATAGCCACCGATCAAATGTATCAATCCCAACCCATACGCACCAAAGCCCGGGACGTATGTGTACTGTACAAAGTGTTGACGCTTAAGCTGCCTTTTGTCGTCCTCTTCCCAGTTGCGGCGGATGGCCAACACCTTAGTCGTACCGCGCTCCACAGTGATGACGTATGGACGGGCGATGCCATCCTCGTCTTCATATCCCGCTAGATCGTAATCAACGTGAATCTCAAGAATCTGAAACCTATCATCGTCTGTTAACGAGTAGCCCTGATCTTCGGCTTTCTTCTTTTCTACGTCCGTATGAATGGCTATGGGTTCACCCAACTCAACGTCGCGGTAGAACCCAGCAACCTGCAACTTCTTAACCTCGTTCTGAGTCTTCCGCATAACGTGAGTCAAACGCTCTGCTGTGTTGGCGCTCGACGCGCCGTACGGAATCACAATGTCCTCGGCGGGAATAAACATCGCCACCTGACGATCCAGCGACGGATCAAAGTACACCTTCTTGAACGCACTGCCCGCCAGACCCAAGTTGTACAACATCCGCTCATGCTCAGGCCGATACTCCTGCATCACCTCTGTAAGCTGGTAGTTCATGTCATCTCTGACACGCTCCGCAGCTTCCTCTTTCAACTTATCAATCGCGCCAATAATTTCTGTCTTGACCGGGCCTTGAGCAGGGAACGTCTCAATGATCGTCTCGCTCTGAAACTTGATAGCCGCCTCGGTGAGGACAGTCGAGTAAACCCCGCACGCTCCCAGCCACGGCTCTGTTCTTTCTTCGTACTTCATCCCCAGCACATCAAGACCCTTGACATACATATCTACCCAGTCCTTGCGACTAGATATATCCGCGTCCACCATCTCAAGCAGATCACTCGCTACTTTCTGCAACTCACCCTCATCCATCTCCTCGGCTAAGTTGGCCCCGAATTCCTCCTCGTCTGCATCCGGCATCAGGTCAATTGCCATACCATCCAACCCAACAACCACGCCCTCTGGATTCTCAATTGAAATCTCAATACCCGGGCCTTCGCCCATATCCTCTGGTTGCGCCAGCGCGTCCAAGCCCAACGGGGCTTGCGACAATGAGGGGAACATATTCGTTGCCATATCAATCCTTAGTAAAACGCAGCTTTCTTGCTGCGGAAATATCTGATCTCATCTGGTTCATCCGATGGCAATCGGAGAAACCCGCCTTGGCGGAACCGCATCAGGGCAAGTGTCATGGAGTCAACCAAGTCGTCGTGTTCACCTGACGGGAACGAACCTACTTCATCAACCAATTCTTCAGCCCACTGTGTGCGCGGCAACCACACTTTTCCAGACGCAATTATGTCCGAGACCGAGTTCAAACGGGCAATTTTGTCTTGGCCCCTACTGGGCGTGTACTCCTGCACCGGAATCCCCATCGCCCTTAACTCATAAATCAACGGCGCACCAGTCGCCTTTTTCTCAATCAACACACTGTCCGGCTCCCACTCACGGTACTCCGCAAGCACGTCCCGTTTCAACTCCACCCACTCAACCCGCTTCTTGTACGTATTGAGCAAAATAATGTTCGGCGTTGAGTTGTCCTCGTCATTGATAAACACTCCCCACGTCGTGCCCGCCGAATAGTCGGCCCGCTGGGTTTTCTCAAACGCCGTGTCCCAAGCCTGCAAAATGTAGTCACACTGCGGCGGATTCTCAGTCTCCCACCATTTCCACCAGTCCCGCTTCACAATCGCCGACTCATTACCCACCGGGTTCTGCTGATACTGCGCCTGCCACTTCGCGTTTGGAAGTTCCTGACGCAACGCCTCCAACTCCGATAATTCCCAGAACTCCGGCCATAGGGGTTTACCCGAGGGCATGATGGCAGGAAACTCAATCACCTCCCACTGCTCACCACCTCGGGCCGCTGCCGCTTTGAGCACCTGACCCGTCAAATCTCGCTGCGCCCAGCGCGTCATCACGATCACAATCGCCCCGCCCGGCTGCAAACGTTGGCGCGGGCCTGACGTATACCACTCCGTCACCTTGTCAAACACATCCGGGTTCGACGCAGCGAGCGCAGCTTCCTGTTCTGAGTGCGGATCATCAATAATCAGCAG